GCCTCCTCGATGGCTTGCCTGTTCTTGTGCACGCTTTGAACGTCGATGTTCGTGAAGAGGGCATCGTAGCGTTTACCTACGTAGTACTCTGAGAGCTCTAGTGTGTAGTGACAGACTGTGTATCCTCGTTGAACCGCTTGCGCTCCGATGTTGACGAGCATCCACGACTTTCCGCCGCCAGGATTACCAAAAATAATACCGAAATCCCCAATCCCAAGACCTCCCATAAGCAACTGGTTGATGTGGTCCCAGGATGTAGGGATTGGTGATCGCTCCTCTTCTCTGTATCTGGTTTCGATGTCTTTTTCATACTCGTGTCCGATTGATTTGTCTTGACCCGCTTTAAGCGCAGAGTCCATCATATACTTGATATCGTCGTATTGCCCCTTCTCAAGCAGGGTTACTGAATTGAGAATGGCTTTCTTGATCTGTTGGTTCTTGCAGAATGTGCTGAACTCCTGTTCTACGTATTCGCGATCGTCGTTAGTGGCTTTGAAAGCCTCCTTCAACTGTTCTGCTACGCTGACCTTTAGAACTTCGTTATCGATCTTCTTTACTTCAGCGAGAAGGGAATCAATGGTGGGAGTGGTGTGGTACTTGTAGTAGTAACGAAGGATTTCTCCCACGATCCACTTGTGTGCAGGGTTGTCGAACATCTCTGTATCGAGGATGTCGTTTATGTTCTGCAGAAACTCCTTATGCTTTAATAAGCTGGACAGAACCTTGATTTGAAAAGATATTCCGTACTGTTGTAGTGCGTTTAGTGTTGACATTATTTGTATTTTTGTAACTCGTTAAAACTGTTGAACAACCACATCTCTAAATTAGGTATCGCATTGTTCAGATCGTCCTCTCTATACAAATGTACAAAATCCTGTGAATTGAAGTGTTTATTCGGATTTAGTAATACACTTTTTATTTCTTTCTTACCATCTTCTGGAATGTTAGGATCTTTTAGGTCCATCAACTGTTTGTTGACTCTAAGTTGGTGTTCAAAGTTGCGAATGTTCTCTAGCACTTTGGCTTTGCCTTCACACTTCTCGAGCACCTCATCTAATGAGATCTCAGCGTGAGTTCCCAGTTCAGGAAAAAGCTTGAGCATTGTCTTAGATCCCAATCCCTTCACTCCAGGTACATTGTCGCCAGAATCTCCTAACAGTATCTTCTGCGTGAGGAAGTTTTTAGGCGTAACACCGAACTCCTCGAGTACGAGCTTAGGTTCGTAGAACTTCTTCTTCGTAGGAGAATATACTGTGATTCTGTCACTAACAAGTTGTAGGTAATCCCTATCAGAGGACATGATGGTGATCTTGCCATCCAATTGGCTGGTCATCCAACCTATCACATCGTCGGCTTCGATCTTGTCTATGGAAATAAGATCGACAGGTAGTGTCTTAAGATATTCAACAAGGCGTATGATTTGCCCTTTAATAGCATCAGATTCGTCTTGCTGAGTCTCAAATACTTCCCAAGTTGTAATTTTTTTGAGTCCACGGTTTGCTTTGTATTCTGGGTATATGTATCGTTTGTTTGTTGAAGATCCTTTACCGTCGAAAACTATAATCACCCTGGTGGGCCTGACCAACTTAATGGCGTAACCCAACGACCGCAAAAAACCGGTCAGACCACCAATGTGACTAAGATTCTTATCGACCCATCCGATGGCAGCGAATGCCCTCAAGAAGGTGTTCAGTCCGTCTATTATGAGGACTCTGCTGTTGATAGTCAGTTCCTCCTTCTCTTCTTTCAAAGAGTCGAAAAGCTTCTTGTATTCTGCGTTCATCAGTCTTCAGTGTCATAGATGTCTGGAGACAGAGGACTTTCTTCCTCAACGATGTCGAACGTGTTAGATCCAAGGACTTTCAACCACTCGTCTGAGTACTTCTTCTTGTAATCGTCCAACTCTTTCTTATCGTCTTTGATGAAACCGTGCACCGTCATGATGACTTTGTCCACAGCTGTGATGCCAGTGACGTGGTTCTTGTCGCAAGAGATCCTCGTACGCTTAGCGAACTCGACCTCTTTACCGTTCTTAGTTGCTTTGATCTTGTTCGTACCTGCTCTGGCGATGTTACCGAAGGTAAGCACTAGTGAAGAGTCGAAGTACATCGTGTTTCCTCCTTTGTTGTTGAGAGTCGGTTGACCCATAGGATTGTCGGGCTTTGCGACCCACACTTTGTTTACTGCAACTAAGGTATTCGTATAAGGCTGAGATGCCTTACGAGACAGAACGATGCGTTGGTTGATGAAGTTACCGAACTGCTGCGACATTGCTCCTGCGTTCCACTCGTTGTTGTTCGTTGACTTCTCGATGCTCATTCGACAAGGTATTGAACCTACGGAATCCCAGAAGAAACAGATGTCGTAAGGCAGCGTGCCACGTTTCTGTTCGTCTAAGATATCTGCGATGAAGGCAGATACGTCTTCGATGCAGTTGAGTTTTTCCCTATCGATGTAGAGGAAGAATCCTGTGTAGTCTACGATCTCTCCGTCTTCGTTAGCTACCTCCTTGAATTCGAAGCCCATTTGCTTCGCGTGATTCCAGTCCCACTTCATCTCCGTTATTATGAACACCGGAAGTACGCCCATTTTTTGAGCGGCTACAGCAGCTTCCAATAAGGCTGTTGTTTTTCCTGTGTCGGAATGTCCCCTCAGCAAGGTAATATGGCCGATGGGAATTCCTGGGATTTGTAATGTGTCCTGAAAAGCTTGAGATAGTTGTATCCATCTTTGATCTTTGAATACTACGCTTGTTTGGAGGTTCTTAGACTTCTTGAACTTATCAAGGTCTCCTCCTTTTATTGCGCTAGATATTGTGCTGTTAAGCGATTCTTTTTTTGCCATATGATTGGGTTAAAAAAGCCCCTTTCGGGGCTCTTTAATTTTAGATGTTGAAGAGGTCGTCGATAGCGGAGTCGATGCTCGCTTTGCCGGTGTTCAGTGTGAACGCCGATGACTTTTCTTCTGACTTCTGCGTTACATCGTCAGCTTGCTCCTTCAATTCCTCTTCAGGATTGAGGTGCTTCATCAGATTCTCTTTCATCTCCTCGTAAGAGTAGCGTTTGAACTGCTCTACTGGATTTGGTTGAGTTTCTAACCACAGCTTAACCTTCGCTGCGTCGTCAGACAGCGGTGTGGTCTTGGTGCGAACGCGAACTGTAGACGTGTTGTACATGAGACCTGTGCTCTCTTTGCCAGCGGTTTCTACGGTGATGTCGCGACCGTTTACAGGATCGGTAAAGTCTCCGATGTCCTCGTCCTCAACGAACTTGAGGAGATCAAGGTAAACCTGCTTACCGAATTCCCACAGACGAACGCCTTTGTCCTCTTCGCCGCGAACGATCACAGGGACCAATACGCGCATCTTCGGCTCAAGCTTCTTAGCAAGTTGCCAATCGTCTTTGTTCGAAGACTTACGAATTCCTTGGGCGAACTCAACGATGGGATCCTTTTCGCCAAAGGTGATAGGGCTAACCATCGTACGGTTGTTGATGCCGTAGTGCATGTAGACCTCTTTGAACGGGTTGGATTTGTTGAACGCAGAAGGCACAACTCGAACGGAGTGCTTTCCCACGGCGGGACGCCAAATAGTTTGGCTCAAGTCTCGCTTTTGTCCCCCGCGTGGATTTTGCAGGGCCGACAGTTTTTGTTTGATTGCGGATATATCCATAACTTACGTGTTTGTAACTAATTTAATCGAAACCTTTTTAGGATTGTAATTTATTTTTTAAGTAACATAAAAAAAGGGACCTAAGTCCCTATGATTTTAATTGTTAATCAGGTATTCTGCGAATCCTTCTAGTGTTCCGCCCTCTGGCATGTAACGATCTAAAACTTCCATGTCAGCCTCTTGTTCTAAGAAGCCTACTAGTTGTTCTACGTCACCCATATCTTTTAAGTTGAAGTACTCCATTGTTATGGTTTCGTCTTCTGGCATGAACTTGTCGAGGTTGAATGCTGCTTCGCTGTAATCAGCTGCTTCTGCAGCTCCTAAGTTTTCATTAAGAATGCCTGCGATCTTTTGCAGTTTTTTTACTTCGTCTAGACGTGCCATTGTTCTAAGATTTTATGATAATAAATATCAGAGGTTCACTATCTTATGGATAGCTGTATTCACCTTTTTGAGGCCTTCGCCTTGGGTCAGCAATACACAGTTCTTGTAGTCCTGCCAATTTATGACAAACTTAGTGTCAAGCACTCCGTTGTTCAGCTGCTTGATCAGCGTGTTCAAAGCGTTGATGGTGTATAGAGTGTTGGACTCTTTCTTCCTGTGCAGAAGAATGGTGTTTGGAAGTATCTTTGTGGTGGGTCCCTCAACCTCGATGTTGTACGTGCATAGGAGCTCGTGGGAATCTGGGGAGGAAAGGACGAATATCTTCTTGTATAGGATCGTGTACTGTCCGGTGATGCTGCTGAGGGTTTCCTCCAGCGCATCCTTAGAAGAGAAAGTACAGAATAACTTGTTCATTATCGATTCTTGAGTAAGTTCAATTTCTTTTAATTCTTGTAGTGCAACCATTTTTTTACTGTTTATAAATATGCGTCAAAATGCGTAATTTGTGCCGTGCTTCAGCTTAACAGGCGTGTCCCCTTGCTCCAGGATCGATTTGATCTCCTTAAGAACGTTCTTGCCTTCCTCTTGACAGAAGTCGAACAGGAACGAATCGTATGTGATCAGGATCAGCTTTGTGCGCTTGTCTTTGAGTAGACTGTTTATTCGGCTTATCTTATCTGTGTTCTCTTTGGTCTCTAAATTCTGAACGGTGTAGTTGAACAGTTTCAGCTTACTCATGCCCGGTTGGTATCTCAGTATGCGACCTGTGGGAAGGGTTATCGCCTTCTGTTCCCTGTAAAGCTTCCACTGCTTCTCAACGTACTGGTTCAGTGACGCAAAGAAGTCGATGTCCCTGTATTGCTCTTCCACTCCTCCGTAGAGTTGCTTGAACGTTATGGTCTTCGATTCTTTGTACTGCTCTTCGGTCAACTCTTGTACGCCGAAGTATTGTCTGCCCAAGTAAACGTGCATGGATTCTTTGGGCAGTTCGAAACCTGTCAACCGCGATATGAGCCTGAGGTGGTACGCATCGAAGTCGAACTCCACTAGGAAGTCGTTCTTGGGCACGAAGCACTCTCTGAACTTTTTCTCCTTCGGTATCGCAAGGAAGTTGACTCCGTTGAATGAGTTAGTGGGTCGACCAGTTAGGTTGTACAGGTTGTACCACGAATATAGCGTGTTGCCTACGAGCGAATACTCTCTGTGTTGGAACTCGTACCGCTTGTTGAAGCAGGACATGTCGACCATCACACCACTATCTTCGACCTGTTTATATGCATCTATGAGTGCATTCTGTTGTTCAACATCCATCTCCAAACCGAAGTAGTCCTTGGTCATCTCGTACAAACACTGACATTTCTCGTAGTGTTTGGCTATGGGAATTATCTCGTTTACGTTGTACAGTTCTTGGTGCTTGTTGTAGAAATCCCTGTGAACCGGCGTGTCGCACTCGAACGGATTCTCCGTGT